GCGCATACCAGGTATTCTTATTCACCATCACCTTTCCGCCTCCTAGCCACGTTTTGAGGGCAATTTCGACACCTTCCTGGGTGAACGGGCCATAATTCACATCATCCAGTGGTCCGATACGTTCCCAGTGCTCCCGATGGAGGAGATAGAATGACCCCTGGATGACCATGGTCTCGTCTACCATGACGTGCGACCGCTTTCTCCCCCTGCTTCTCCACGTCGCACCGCCGATCTTGTCGGGGCTGTCGATGACCAGGCGCTCATAGTCGATAGGATCCGTGTCGCGTTCGTATATCTCCCACTTTACCGGGTCCAGTTGGAAGCGACGCGGGACCGATACCCAGTCCTTCTCCATTGGGGCAAGCATGACTTCATCCCATCCATCAGCGAGCATACAGTGGTCGTCGAGCTTCATGAGCCATTCACCGGAGGCGAGGGACATGCCCTTGTTCACGTTCCCCCGAAGCCCCAGCCGCTCCTCATTTTTCACCACCCGTACCCCGGGAAGGTCGATATCCACCGCATCAGCCATGACAATGACTTCCGGCTTCGTGCGGCTCTTTTCGAGCACGTCGGCAACGGTGCGAGCAAGTGCCGGGTCGTTCACTGATGGGATGATGACGGAGAGCATATCACTTGAAGTGAGCGACTAACTCATCGGCCTTTCCCCAATAGGGGATGTCGTATGCCTTGATTGGACTCATGCGCTTCGTGCGATGCTTTGCTGTTACGTCGAGGCCAAAGGCATGATGAAGTTGGATGCTCGGGATGCCAGCGTAGAGATGGAGGACGGAACTCCTGCGGTCGTAGCCGATCTCCCCTTTGTCGGAGTTCGGGTCTTGGGCGAATCGCTCTTCGAGGATGTCGATGATCATATCCCGCTCGGCGATGAGCGTGGCGTTCGTGATGCGTATCTTATGGTAGTACGTTGGCTTTCCCCAGGTGAGGAGACACCACTTGCTCATGTCGTACCCGATCATCCCTGGAGGGGGACGGAGTTGAAAATGCTCTTTGGAATAGAGCGTATCGTCCTCTGCCATGGCGATATACTTTGTCTTTGCCTCCTTCGCTCCTCGGAGGATCTGTTTATAGAAATTGGTTATTCCATACGATTCTTGAATGAGGTTCTTCCCCCAGGAAAGTGGGTGACGGGAGATGGTGATGATTTCCGCGTCCCCTACCGCATTGATGAGAACGGAACGGTGGTAATCAGCCCACGTTGGCGGGACGAGTTGTGGAGTGAGGAATAGGACAGTCAAATCTTCCATAGCGGTCTGATCTCCTTCTCGTAATAGTCTCCCCACGTTTGGAGCGCATAGGCGTATCCTTCGTCGTTCCGTGCCGGAGTCTCCGGTGTGCCCTGATTATGCGTTCTGGGGAAAGAGACATGCTTGTGGGCAAACCACGTCTCCTTGTTCACCATGAGCCGCCCCCCGGCCTTCCAGGTCTTGAACACCATTTCGTGCGAGTCTTGAATGAGCGGGCCATAGTGCTCCGAGTCGAGTTCCCCGATCACCTTCTCCCACCACGCCTTCGGCATGACCCAGCAGGAGCCCTGCATGGCCATCGTTTCATCTTGGAGGAGATGAGAGCGCTCCCGTTCCCGCTCCCGCCAGTGGCGACCCTCAAACTTCTTCCCGTCATTGACCATGAGTCGCTCATAGTCCCAGTGGGGAAGATCCATGCGCTCCCACTTCACGGGGTCGAGGAAGTATCGCCGGGCGGTATAGATGGTGTCCGGCTCACAGACTTTCGTCATGGCCACATCAAACCCCGGATCGAACATACAATGCTCGTCCGTTCTCATGATATATTCCCCTCTTGCCAGTTTCACGCCAGAGTTGATCGCATTGCGCATCCCGGCGTTCTTCCCCAAATGAAGCACCCGGACCCGTTTATCGTTCGGGACCGGAGCCCAATACCCATCCATGACCACGATCACCTCAAACTCCCCCTGGAAGTTTTGCAGTATCGAAAATATGGTTTTTTGGAGATATGGGTCTTTGTAGGATGGGATGATGACCGAGAGCATATCAAGAGATATCGACCCAGAGTTGGTGGAGACACGGATCTGTGGGGGCAGTCGCAGAGACGACGATCAACACTGGTTGCCAGCATCCGCTGGAGTTCTTGACCTGGATCACGCCGCTACTATCCCGGAAGCCATATCCGCTATCCCCGGCAGCCGCACCGAAGTTCAAATGCTTGTTCGTTCCACGAATGAGCACGTCCGCCCCTTGCGGATCAGTGGGGCTAATGACCCCATTCTCGCTATCCCATACTTCATCGGTCCGTGCCATACGCTACGCTACCAAGGAATCCCGGCTAATTGGTATTTCTCCTTGAGGAATCGTTCCCGATCATTGAGGGTCTGCTCTCGCTCCACGATCCGGATCCGAAGTGCCGTGAGATTGCGCAATTCCTCCTCTTCCTTCTCCTTCCCGGCAATCGCATCGGCCATGGCCTTTTTCTCTTCCGCGATCTTCTTGGGGATCTCTGCCAGCTCCCCCTTCAGGGTAGCGACCTGCTTCTTGATCTCCTCACGCTCTCCCCTGGCTCTCTCGACTTCGGCCCATCGCTCTTTGATCTCTCCGTCACGCTGCTCTAACGCTTTTCGCGCCTCCGCTTCCTTCACATTGAGATCGATGATCTTCTCTTCTTTGACCTCCACCTCATGCTTCTTCGAAAGGATCGACGCTGCGATCTTCTTTTCCTCGTTATAGAGCACCGCGATCCTGCTTTTCCCGGCCTCCACAGCAGACTCATTCTCCCGGGACAGCGCCTCCACGGTCTTTTGGAGCTCCTGGACCGACTGTTCAAGGGCCTTTCTCCTCCCTTCGTACTCTGCGACGACCCGCTTCCCGTCATCCTGGGCAGCAAGGACTTGTCGTTCGAGCCCAAGAAGGATCGACTCGGTACCGGAAACCTGGCTCCGGATATCCGAAAGCTTCTTTTTCTCCTCCTCCTGCGTTGTGCTGATCGTCTTGACGCTCTCGGTAATGGAAGAGAGGTCGCTGCTTGCCTTCTTTGCCCGCTCGATCGCCTCCTCCTCCGAGATCCGCTCCCGGTTGATGCTCGCCATGATCGCTTCGCGCTCCGCACGGAGCTTCGCAATGGCTTCTTTCTCCTGCTTGATCGCGTCTGATTCCATGGTGATGGTGGTTTAGTCGTCGGTATATGCCGCCACCCGTGCCCCGAGCTTTCCCGCGGACCACGCTGTGATAACGACGTTGATCCACCGAAGTCCGTTCACATTCGCCTCGAGGATGCGGTTATCATCTGCCCCGGCGAGGGCGATCCCGGTGTCTCCGTCGATCGCCGATCCATCTTGAAGGTCCTTCATTTCGATGTAATCCCAGCGATTCGTGGCAGACTGCGCCGCGTTGAAGTTCGGCATCGTCTCCTGATTCGATCCCTGGAGTTTCCACGTCATATTCGCTGTTCCGGTCGCATTGAAGGTGAGCTCCACGTGCCGGAACCCAACGACCATCTGCACACGGCCCTTGAGCGTGATCGTATGCGTTCCCGTCCCTGCATCCGTGACATCCACGAATGTCGGGGCTCCCTTCTGCGTCCGGAGCTGGATCGTATTGACCCCAAGCACATGGACGTAGTAATTCGTCGATGCGGAAAGTCCCGCCGGGAGCGTGGTATCGCTTGAAACCCAAACGAGATCGTCCTCGGAGTATCCGTGCCCGGTGACGGTGAGGATATCCGTGGCTGCTGTTGCGGTGAACGCGGAGGAGAGGAGCCCCACCCCATCGTAGATCGCGATCTCCGGTAATCTGTTCATCATGTTATGGTGTAAATGTGTAAGAGGTTCCCGGGCTCATCCCGCCCCGACGGTCGAGGTTCGAGGCGGGTGAGCCCACAAACGCGAGAGACTATTCTGCGTCGGCTGCGGGCATGACCATGCCGTTCAATGCTGCCTCTTCGACGACACGGTTCTCGAAGAAGTCCATTCCAGTACCAGCGACGACGTTCGATGCGATCGTCGTATGGCGACCTGAAATGTGATTGAAAGACATCACTCCGGTGGTATTCCCGGTCGTGAACGTGACGACTGCGGTTGCCGCCTTCGTGTTCTTGAGCACGTTCGATCGGATAAACGCAAGCGTTGCGGTCGCTTCGTCCATGAGCGCTGCCGTGGAGAAGGTCCCCATGACGACGTTATCGCGGATCACCACACGGTTCGCCGCTCCTTCGAGCGAAAGCCACGATACGCAATCGACTACAGTGTTGTACGCGACACACTGTTCGACACAGGCATCGTGCCCATTCGCCGTGATCGTGATGATATCCGTCTTGTTCTTTGCGGTCTGCGACCCGATCGAGTAGAGCTTTCGAAGCGTCACTCCTGCCGCGTCGATGTTCACATCTGCGGTCTGGTTGTCCGTCTCCGGAGCAGGGAACTGGATGTTCTCAATGAGGACATGCGCTCCCGTGACGTTGATCGCGTCGATCGTTCCGTTCCCGGTGATCGAGGGGCGAAGCAAGCCATTCCCGAGGCCGATGATCTGCACGCCCGCCTTCGAAACGGTAATCGCTGCCGTGACCGTCTCCGTATAGCCGGGTAGGACGAACACGGTATCCCCACGGGAGGCGACACAGGCGGCGAGCGCCGTGGCCATCGTGGTGTAGACCGTGCGCGTTCCGTCCGGGTACGTCGGGAAGAGCGCTTCGACTTCTGCCTTGTACGTTGCCGATGCCGAGAGGACGAAGAATACTCGCCCTCCGATGATGGTCCGGTTCGCGACTGCCGAGGCAAGCTGCGCACCGATCCCACTGTTGATATTCGGATACATGAGAGTGAGTTAGGGTTGCGAGTCCACCTCCGACCTAGAGCGGCATAGCCGTCTCATAACTCGTTCCCCGTGCTAATTAGGACGTCGGGCAGGACATTCCGAGGCCACGGCCAGTGACGGCGCGGATCCCGCGGTAGTCACGTGCATGGAACTCCCAGGTGTCAGTATCACCGTTCTTGGTGTTCCCTTCCTCCGGCGAGCGGAGATGCGGGCGCTGCCAATAGCGGATGTATGCTTGCCATCGGTTGCCACCTGCGCCACCCGTCGCGACCATACCCCACCAGTTGATCTTGGTGGAATCAGCGACACCGGCTGCGGTCGTCGCGAGGTACGGAAGGACAACGAGCTTGTAGGTGTCTCCGGCAAAGACATTCTTCACTCCGGAGTTGTTCTGCGTCGTATCCGAAGAAGATTCGAGCGTCTGGCGGATCAAGTCAATGACGACCTGGTTATCCGCGCAGAAGATCGTATCGAACTTCATCATGCGCTTCTGTCCGAAGTTGGAGAGGATGTTCTGCGAGAGCATCACCTTCATCGCCTGGATCGCTCCCTTCGAAGGCAGCGGATCACCGGAAAGGCGATTCGAGTAGGTGAGCGCCGAGTGCTTGAGCGTATGCGCTGCGTAGACGAGCGGATTGCTGTCTCCGACCGTCACCGTGATCACTTCGCCGTCCATGTTCGTGTACGTCGAGGACGTCGCGAACGTAAGGATGTGCGTAAGATCGAGCTCGATGCGCTCCGGGCCGTAGTTCGCGAGGCCAGTGAAGGCATTGCGAACCTCTCGGTACTTGTTGTGGATGCGATCCTCTTCGGTGACGACGACCTTTTTGCCGAAGCGAAGCGGGGTCATCGTGACCTGATATCCGAGCGCCATCCGAGCCGCGGTCGTACCCTGTCCTTCCGACTTGCGGCTGGAGAAGGTATCGACATCGAACTCGTTGTAGATCTCGATATTGGGGCTCGGGATCGGAGCGTCCTCTTCGATGAAGAGCTGGCGCGCCGCCGGGGTCACACGGTCCATCATCGGAATGAACGAGCGCGAAAGCGCGTCGTAGAGTTCCGGGTACGTGACGGTGTTGAGCAGTACCCCTTGGTTTCCTGGTGTAGGGACATTCATGGTAGGTAGGGATTACTGGATTAGTCAGCGTTCACCGATGCTGCAACACCGGACTTCTTCGAGAGCGAGAAGATCACTGTGTTCGCGTCAATGTACTGTTCGACCTTGATCACTTCGAGGGAGTTGGCTCCACCGTTGATCGTATCTGCATCTGTGATATCGACAAATTCTCCGTTCATCACTTCCGTGCACGAGTGCGCCTCACCGGAAGCGAGGAAGCGGGTATCACCGCTCGTCGGGACGAGGACAGGGACAAGGGTATTCGATGCGTAGTCGTCATCCGCCGACGTGATCGTGCGGAGGAGCAGACCAATGATTTCCGTCGAGGTCGCGGTCGCTGGGGTGACGAGGCCATCCGCCGAGAACGACGCAAACGTATTTGCGGTCATAGCGGTCGATGCCTTCTTCTTCTTCCATTCGATCGAGTATCCTCCACGGAGGTACTGGATTTGGGACATGATAGTAAATTACTAGAAACAAAACAGGGCGACCACGCTGGGTCGTCCTTCGCGATTTGATCCGGTGCCGCTACACCGATTTGAAGGGTCCGATTTGATCCGGGGTCGGGACCCCGATAGGTTGTACGAACGTCATCATTATCCTCCCGCGCCGTCAAACATGCAAATTGCGGGGACTGTGGATAACGGATCAGAGATCCCGGATCCTCTCCAAAGAAGGGAAGAAGTGGTCCGATTCCTGCGCTCTCCCATAGAAAAGATAATCCGGTTTCTCGCGTTTCGATTCCTCGAACGTCGGATATTCCTCGTTGTACACTCCTGCGAGGTTGCTCTCCCGGGGTCCCCATTCGAGCGATATCTCCTTGTCGCGATGCAATGCCTTGCAATGAAACATCAAGCCATGGAGATCCTTTCGGACGCTCGCTTTGCGCGGCCTTCCTCCCTTCACCCAGCTGATCGCCACATAGGAGTCAGAAACGATGATATCGCCCTTTGCTGCAATCTCGAGAGCACGATACAGCCCAAGAAGCTCGCCCTCATTATTCGTAAAGCCCGGACGCTTGTAGCACTTCCGTTCAACGACCGTCCCGTTCTCATCCATGATCGTATACCCTCCTCCCTGTGAGCTCGGATTTGCAACGAGCGTGAAACCATCTGTGAAGTAAAGCATTTTTTTGCGCGTCGTTTGATAACCCTATTGAGCCATATTTTATCTATATATTCTCTCTTTGATTAGTTCTTAGAGATCTCATCCTTTGAATCAATCGAAACTGGACGGGAAGAGGAGGAAGATTTGCCTCTTCAAGCGCCCCCCTACCCCCATACACATTCCGTTTTGCGTCAAAAATGACGTGCAAAACGATGCTTTTGGTGGGTAGGATGGCGGCGAGGACTCCGAAACTGGCGCGGTTGTCGTCGGTGAGTCTGCCAGGGCATATCCGCTTTCAAGCGGAGCCGCCCTCAGGCCGCTTGTACTGCTTTGTTTATAGACAGCCAGTACATCTAACCCCCACTGTCTTGCCTTTGATGATACGCTCACGAAACAAAAACGGCAAATGCGCGAAAAGGCAATTATGTGGATAACTGTGGATATCCATTTGTTTACAAAAGAAAATATGGTATTATCAAACCCTAGCCCCCGCTGGCGGAAGCCACTCTTCGGAGTGGTTTCTGTATTTATACAAAAAACCGCCCTCACGAGCGGCTTTTTGTTTCCCTATACCTTCTTCTCCCCGAACCGTACGCTCACGTGCACGCCGTACTTCTGTTCGTAGAGGTGCATGATCGTCCGGATCGCATTCGCACTCTCCCCTCCGCGTCCGATCAGTTGCCCGAGCCCTGTTTTCGCATGGACAACGAGGTAGAGCCCACGATCATCCACCTGTGATGTGATCTCCGGCGGGGTGTCCCCGGACCATATCGCTTGGATCAAATGTTCGAAGAAGGCAATGGCATCACTATGCGCTTGGTTGTCCTCCTGCATACTCGGGTGGTGACACAATATCCGCTCCATCCTTCAATTTCTGGTCGATCTGCTTGATCGTGATCTCGGTATAGTTCTTCACGTCGTAGTTCTTGCACTCGATCGAGCGCATGTTCCTGGCGAGCGAGTTCTCCACGAGACTCTTCACGTACTGGATGATCCCTGTGAGGTCCCGGAAGATGCTCCCAACCTCGCTGTAGCGAAGATCCTGGTCCATCATGGACTGAAGGAGATCGTTCGCCACCGCGCCATAGAGCACCTCCTGGTCTGCATCCGTGTTCTTGACCCCTACCTTGAGATCCTCGATCGCAGCGAGCCGTCCCAGGAAGTCGTGCATGACCTTCGCCCGGAGCGGATCCCGCTCTGCGAGCTGCTCGATCACCTTCTTTTCGTCCTCGGTGTGGTTTTCCATATGCCTAGGAGCCAGAAACGACACCTGCGAGCGCCTCTTCCGGGGAAAGCTGGACCACTTCCCCGCCGGAGAGCGTGAGAAAGACTGCCTCTACGCCAGTGACAACATTGTGTCCCATCGTGGCCTTTGTCACCCCCTTCCCCGAGTACGTAGGGTTTGGGATTCCGGCGAGCTTCACCAGCACCTCCGGGACTGCTTCTGCTTCCACCGCTGTGGCCTCTTCCTGGGGCGCTACGACCTCTTCCACTTCCTCCTGGGGCGTTTCCTCACTTTCGACCGTTTCCTCTGCTACGGGCGCTGTAGGGGCTTCCACGGGGGTATCCTGGATCGCCTCCCCTAGCGCCTCATCCCCTCCAATAACGACGTCCTGTGTTTGATCTTCGTTCATGATGCTGTATTTACCTTGTTTTTGAGTAATTTCCGCTCTCGCACCACGAGTGTCCGTGCATCCACAGGGATGAACACCCGTACCGACACCACCTCTCCCGCTGTTTTCACCTCCTTCCACCCCGGGCGAGCTTTGCGCCTCGCCTTTTTATCCTTCTTGGGGTTTGGCCTCGCCAGCGTTCGTTTCATGGCTAGATATTCACGAAACGATCCGCCACCGTGTACTTCTCCCCGTTGATATCCACCACAAACTCTGACCGGGGGATGATCACGCGATCCGCCACCACTTCCTCTGTCTGGACGAACTCATTTTCCTTCTCATTGAACACCGCACGCGGAACGAGGCCATTGTCAATCACCCGCGCCCCGAGGATCTTCTTCTCTACAATGGGGTAGCGATGCCTTGGGTACTTCATGAAATCTACATAAAGCACCCGCTTTGGCTCCTTCTCCCCGGTGATAATGAGCTCGATCCACTCTTCAACAAGCAAGCTGTTCGCTGCGTTCCTCGCCGAGTACACGCCACGCTCCGTAAAGCCGATCACCACCTTGTTCTTGTCCTCCGGGAGATTCGGGAAATTGACGTATCCCGCGGGCTGGATCTTGTCCTCCACCTTCCCAGCAGTATCGATTGCCTGGTCCACCCGGACGGCTTCGAGCTCTTCGGAGAGGCGCTTATTGCTCTCTTTCAGGGCTTCCACCTCCTTCAAGACCCCACGAATGGCCTTGGCCTCCTCTGCGGTGAGCGTCACCGTCGGGCTATTCACCTCACCTTCCGTCACTTCATCTTTTGTTTTTGCCATAGCGTACGTTAGTTATTCCCAAGAATATCCCCAAAGAGTGCGGTATCGATCGCCTTCTGGCGCTCGGTGGACGCTGCGGGCTTTATCCCGGCGTTCGGGACTCGGGATCCCCCGCCTAGCCCTGCCCCGATCCCAGGCCCTTCACTCACCAGGCCAAGGTCAAGACTCGCGTTCTGCCTGGCATACCGCGCTCTCTGCATGATCTCCTCTTCTGTCTCCTCCGGGAGATTGATCAGGCCATAGTGCTTGTCGATCTCTTTGCGGAGCTTCTCATCCCCTTGGCTCATCTCCTCGAGGATGCGATTGCGCTTCGAGTCATGCTCCCGGCGCTTGGCATCTTCGAGCTCCTCGGTACGCTTCATGAGGGAGATCTGCGCCTCGGAGAGCTTCGCCTTGTCCTCCTCGCTCATGTCGGCGAGCCGCTTCGTCTCCACCTCGTACTTCTGCCGAAGCCCGGTCAAGTTCCTGCCCTGCTCCTGGATCTTCTCCTCCTTTGCGGCGATCTCTGCCGCCAGCTTCTCCTTTTCCGTGAGGATCGGGGTCACTTCGTCTTTCGAATACACCTCGATCTCCTCCCCATTCTCGTCGAACGCCTTTATCGGCATAGTTATGGAATTATCTTATGCTTGTCATACGTGCCCTTTGGGGCAAGTCGCGCTTCTCGAAGGACGCTTGCGCGTTCGACCTCCTCTCGAAGTGCCATCAGTGCGTTGAACTGCCCCGCCCCGAACCATCCGCTCTTTTCGTTCAGGATCACGTTCTGGAGCGTCTCTTTCCCCATCCGGTTCAGCATCCATTCAGTGAGGGAGAGCCACCATCGGGAATGATGCACCGCATACCCCCAAAGCTCATACTCCTCCTTCTCATGCTCGGAGAGGGCGGAATAGTGATCCCCTTGGAGAAATACCGGGGAATATCCGCCAATGAGCTGGCGCATGATCTCCTTCACGTCGATCCTGGACGCGGCATAGGCGCGGGCCTCGGCTACATTGTGCTCCGCTTCTTTCAGTTCTTCATCGATCGCCGGGTCGAGTTTCCGGGCGAGCCACCTTCTCCATGTCATCGTGTAGACTCGTTATGCTTGTAGCGCCTTCTTCATCGTCGGTTTTGTCTTTGTCGCCGGGCTCTTGGTGGTCGTTGCCTTCTCCTGCGCCTCGGCTTGCATCATGGTCTGCTCTTCCAGCGCCTTATTCTGGAGCTCCTGCTCATCGACGAACCATGTGTCGTAGTCCTCTCCAATGATCGTTGTGAAGCGCTCTTTCAGCTTCGGGGAGATCGCCTGTGGTCCCCAAAGGTTCACGGCATGGGTGATATTCTCGACGAACAGCATCCTGGAGAGCGCATCGTCCTTCTTATCGAGCTGCTGCATGGTCACGTACCACATGCCACGCCACGCGGCGAGCGCTTTGGGGTCGAGCATGGAGATCCTGGTATCCGTCCCCGTTTGCGTCTCCATGTCCACCTCTGCCTGGTGGAGGAGCTCCCCGGAAGGATCCTGCGCGGTGATATCCGCGACATCCGTGCGGAAGATCCCGATCTTTCGCTGTGGGCCACTCGCCCCTTGCTTCTCGAGCGTGTACTGGCGGTACTGGTCGCTTACTGCCCTCGTCACTTCATCGATCGAGGAGGAGAGTGGTTCGGTCCAGTGCTTTAGGATATTGGCGATACGCACATACCAGAGATCCCGGTGGAAACGCATGATCGAGTCCATCCCAAGGCCAAGCTTCAAGATCTGCTGTTTACGGTTCTCGAGGATCCCGGTGGCGGTCTGCTCCCCGCTCCCTTGCCCTTCATACTGCGCAGAGACGCTCTTATCCTCCATTCCCTGCTTGATCAGCTCATAGAACGAGAACTCGGCGCTCGTGAGCTGTGGGACGTTCTGGTAGAGGGGATAGACACTATCCTTGGGGATATCGACGTGCGTACGATTCGGGAGGAAGTCCTCACTGGTCATCCGCTTCCCGCTGTTATTCACCCACGTGGGCTGGCGGGACTGCCGGAAGCCAAGAATGAAGAGCTTGAGCGCCTCATCCTGGATCGCCTGGTCTACCTTGAGCTTCGCGGGCTGTGACTTCGAGATCGCAAGCCCATCCTGGGGCTCATAGTCTCCCTTTACGACGGGGTACATATTCCCCGGGGCGATGCACGTGATCGGGTAGCCAGAGACAATGGGCTTATTCCTCGCATCCTTGCGCCCGGTATCCATGACGGGGAACATCTGAACGCCATTTAGGAACAGCTGCACCTCCTTTTTGGGAAGATTCATGTAGATATGCCGCTCCACTTGCCCCTTCTCGATCCCAGCGATGCCCCAATTCTCATTGAAATGGTCCGGCCCGGCCTTGTTCAGGTCTGACATGGACGGGGCTGCGCGTACGAGCTCATAGGGAACATACTTGAACCGATCGAAATGCCCGTAGAATTGCCAGGCATCGTCATAGCTGATCACGTCCCAAAGATCGATATCCGGCTGTTTTTGGACGTTGAACTGAGCATAATCCCCAAGGAGCACCTTCCGAGGATCCCAAAGGACCGTCTCGCAGAATCCTTGTCCCTTCTGTACGCGCTCGGTCCAGTCTGCCTTGAGCGACCCCACGGTATGCCCTTTCCCGAGCTCCTTCACCACTTCATTGGCCTCATTCCATACGTCGAGGACGAAATACGTGCCCCGGGAGAAGATCCCGCGGTACACCAAGGGGAGCTTGTCGTCCAGCTCCTCGATCTCAAACGACTTATTCACCATATCCTCCATCTCTTCCCCAAGGCCAACGACGATCTGGTTGTTCTCATCGAACGCCTTGACGCTCCCCGATGCCTTGAGAGAGAGGGCGGTGGACACCAGGGACGTATCCTTCTCCCGGGTCATACCCGTCACGATGCGCACATCTCCCTTGTTTCTCGCCGGGGGGATATACGACGAATCGATCTGCTGATTCACGTCATCCCATTGGGAATACGTCATGTCGTCGAACTGCATCCGGGGACGCTCCCGCTCCTCATACATGGCCTCGATCCTTGCAAGAACCTTTGCCCGATACTCCTTTTCCGCGTCCGTGTACTCGAGCTTCAATGCCAGACCTTCCGCTTTTGCTTCTGCGTCGGTCAATAATTGTGCTTCCATGCCCACATTGTAATCTAATAATCGTCAAATACCCTGTGCATAACTATTCCCCGATCACGGAAAAGCGATCAAAGGTCCGGTCGATGATCTCTGCCACCCGGATCTGTTCCTCTGAACGGGTCGGGGTGGAGCTCGGCATGTAGCGAAGGAAGGTCATAGAGAAGGCATCAGCATAGTCCGGGCTCTTCACGCCACGCTTCTTGAGGTCGATCTTTGGCTCGATCTGGTATCTTCCTCCTTGCCGCCTATACTTGATCGCAAGGAGATCGCGTTTGAGCGCCTCATGCGTCCCTACCTTCCCCCCATGTTTGAGCCATTCCTGGGAGAGCATGAACGCCTGGGCTCGTTGGTTCAGGTATGTATCCCTATCCCCTTCCATCTCACAGGGGTTCCCGGTGTTCACCTGGGTCACATGGCCCTTGCCTTTCGTCTGGATCGCGATCTCCATCCCCACCTTATGCCCCACCCCGAAGCCATCGACCACGATATTCCGGTAGCTATCGAGCGGAATCCCGTACTTGTGGGCAAGGAGGATGGTCTTGTTTGCGATCGACTTCTCATCAGAGACGAGCTCTTCTGCCACAACAAAGGCCCGGACACGATCCCGGACCACCCATACGGTCTTGTCATCCCCATCCCCACCGCAGTCCACGCCCATGATCCTTGCCCCAACGAACTCTGGTTCCCCGATCTCATAGAGGATATCGGAGGGCTCTAGGAGAGGAACATAGCCCTTCTCATCCATGGTTCCCTCGAGTGGGAAGAGGCCACGGACGTTCTCGCGCCATTCCGTGATCTTGTCATAGTCCTTGGGATCGACATTGAAACAATAGTTTCCAATGATCTCCTGGACGAAACTCATGTTCACGATCGGGGACTCGAGCGAATCAAAGGAGAGGCAACAGTACGAACCGCTGTTATTGTGATGCGAATTATAGAAATACCCTTCTGCCCGGGTGCCATTGGAGAACATGAGGAGAAAAGCGTTCCCGGAGGTGAGGATCCCGGTCCCCATCTCATACACCTTCTCATCGATCGCTGATGCCTCGTCTACGAGCCCCATGATGTAATCCGCATGGATCCCCGAAAGGGCCTCTGGACGGTCCTTGGAGCTCGTCCTAGCCCGTGCAAACCATGTTTCCGGGCTCTCGGTCATGCGAATATAGCCGCTGGACCACTGATATTTGGCCTTTACCCCCGGGGGCATGAGATCAAGCCACTTGGCCGCCTCCTTCCACAAGGCATCGTCGAGCTGCCCGCTTGTGACTGCCGTGGCGGGGATCTGTGCATCCGGAAAGCAGTACAGGAACCACAGAAGGAGCCAGGCCATCGTGCCAGACTTCCCGATCCCACGCCCAGAGACGACCGTGATCTTCCTTGGGACCTCTTCTTTCAGGGCTTTCTCCACAGAAAGAAGGATCAGCCATTGCTGCCAGGTGATGTGGGAGCCCTTCACGAACGTCTCAAACCATGAGGGACGAACCGTTTTGCACCATTCGTCCCACTCCTTCCCGGTGTATGTGAGCCCAATTTTTGCCTCGAGCGCGTATTCTGGGCGGAGTGGCTGTGGGATAAAGCCCCACATGGCCTTGATAAAGGTAATAGGGGAGCTCTGGAACTCCCGGATCGCGGCTATTTCAGCTTTGTCAAACCGTTTTGGGTCGAGTTCACCCATCTTTCTTCAACGCGACAGTAAGGAGATCCTTGTGCTTCACCTCGAGCGATCCGGAGAGCTCCATGCTTTCCTTGGGCTTCCCGATACTTTGATGGAAAAGTGAGTCGATCGCTTTATTGTCCGGCTTCTCCCGATAGACGACGAGCTTCTCATCATATTCGCCCTCGAGCTTCACTGACTTTGCCACCTGGACACCCCGTGCGAGATCAAGCTGTGCCGCCATGAGCTCGTTCATGTGTACGCGCACAAACTCCACCAGCGCCTTGCGCATCTCCTCTGTCTTGATCGTATGTCCTGCCTTTGGCCTTCCGGCTCCTGGTCGTCTACCTCCTAGCGCCATAATAATTTCAGTTATTCAATTCGTGCTTATTATCCGACACAAATGAAAACCACGCAAATGCGTGGTGTTCATAGTCCATCCCAATGGTCCTACTCCTCCATCTCTTTCCACACTTTCCCACATACAGGGCAAGGTTTCTCGGTCCCTACCACCCCAAGCGGGCAATCATGATCGAGCTTCCAGCGTGCCTCGTACCGATCCCACCAATAGAGCCCTCCGTTCTCTCCAAGCCCAAACGTCTTTGTAGCCAGGGCCGATATGCTCACGATCTTTGAATCCATATGTTTTGCTATTGCTACTAATCCTTGATCGCCGCCCATGCGAGGACTGCGATGTACACAACGAACAGCCACGGGAACATGAAGCCAAGCCAAGCGAGCGCAATGAGAAAGATGATCATTGCCATACTATCGTGGGGTTATATCTCTCTGGTAATCCGCCCGGAGGGTCACGAACCGCTCTTTGATCACCGCAAGGAGCTCATGTTTGAGCCACGGGATCATCCGGAGGATCCTACTATGCTCTATCCTGGACTCGAGGATCACGAGCCGGGCGTAGTCCCGATTGTACCGATGCAAGCGCCACGTAAAATTATTCGGTAATTTCATTGTGAAGTGTTCTCGGGGCATAATTCCCTTCGCCGTCGAGGAGGTCGAGCGTATCTGGGAAGTCGCTTACATACCCGCTTTTAGTGACTAATCTTTCTTTGGTGAGTCGATTCGTGGTGATCATGAGTGGTCCCTGGATCACCCCCACCAGGAAGCCCTCTGCTCGCTCCATGTGCATCCCGTAGTATGAGCTTGAATAGGGTTTCCCGGTCCACTTGTTCATCGGTCGATAGATGATCCCGGCGAAACGATCCAAGTGGTTCAAGTTTGCGTACTGGGTATGGTTCAGGAGCTTCTTGATCTCTCTCGACCGGAACTCATGCTTCCCGGACTGTTTGCACCAGTCATAGATGATCTGGATCACGTCCACCGCCGTTTGCTTCGTGTAATGAGTGTTCACGTCATCGATCCGTTGGGTACAGAAGGGGCACCGGACGAGCTCATTTCTATGCTTCTGGACAAAGGAGGCGATCACTGGGAGTCGGACACTTACCTCCGGGTTCATTGAATGGCTCCGGAGGTATGCCATGGCGCTATCCACCGTGATGTGACGTTGGCGCTTCTTCATGGCTTTTTCTTCCAACGCACGAGAGCGGCCTTGCGTGCGCTCTCCGATCGGCGCTCCTTACTCATGTTCTTTGCCCTTGCCTTCCCCCCGAGGGAGGCCACTTCCCGGGCTGTTCGTTCCTTTTTGGTCATAGTGATGGGCTATTGCGCTTTGCTTTTGCCTTGGCGAGCAGCTGCTTTCTGTTCTTGTCGTAGTACTCCTTCTGCTGGGCCCGGAACGCCACATAGTTCCTGGCGATCCACTTATTGGTATTCTCCTTGGCTTTTTCCCTCCGGGAGGGGTCCACGTGGTAGAACACTGTGTGCGGATCGATCCCGAACAGTTCCCCGAGCTCGATCGCGGCTCGTTTCCGACGATAGCCACCCTTGATCCACTCCCGGAACATTCTTTGGAGGCGCGTCACGTCCTCCAAGGTGAGTTTGTGAGAGCGGGCCATGTTAGTCGAGCTTCTTGATCACGGCGATCTCCCTCTCGAGCCCGAGCTTCTTCTCGCAATTGTACCAATTATCGCTTGCCCCGCTCTGGATCTCGAAGAGGACCCGCTTTGTGAGGGCGTGCGCCTTCTCGTGGTCGATCGCGATCTTGATCGCCTCGACCCGGGTAATATCCCGCTGTTCGAACTTCTTGACGAAGTGCTGGACGGTCTTGATCTGGTATTGCCACGCCCCGATCGACGCCTGGTTGTTCGAGTCAAAGATGATCGCGGCATCCGGCTCCTTGACCCCCTTGGTTTCGCACGCCGCGAGGCGGTTCACGACATCATCCTTCAAATCTTCGATCTTCTTCAATGAGTCGGAGTGGAGGCGCTCGATCTCCCCAGCGCGCTCCTCCGCGACCGCCTTGTACGATCGGGCTGCCTCGACCCAGCTTTGCGCATCCTGCTTATAATAGAGCATCCCCCCGGCGAAGAGCGCCGAGAGCGATACGAGTACGATCACGAACATGAGCATCTTCTTCATACTTCGGAATGAGCGAATAAATCTATCCCTATGCTAGCAAGCACGCATGATGCTTGCAAGCACGCATAGAAGAAACCTGTGGATAACGGATCTGCTCCTCGAGAAACAGCGTATACTAAAGGGAGGATCGTACATTGAAAGGGAATGGTGAGTGGATCCGCGGGACTATTCCAGGTGAGGGCAATACCCTAATGTGGCACCTGGTCGCTTCCCTCTCCCGCAGGGATCCCGCGAACCCGCTCATCATCACTGAAAGGAGATCATCATGTTCTGGTGGACTTGCTATATTCTTTGGTCTGCGGGCGAGATGATGTACGTCTGCGCCGCTTGAAAGGAGATATCATGGACTGGACACTGTTTTGGCTGAAGTTCTGGGAGGACGTGTTCCGGGACATGAGAACACGCCGCGTCGGGAACGTCATTTTCGTCACCAAATGGAGGAAGAAGTGAAGAAGTACTCTTTCGAGGAAAAGAAAGCGATGCCTCGTTGCCATCATTGCGGAGATGTGGTGGATGTGTCTCTCCCCCACTTTCGCTTTGCTGGGAACAGACATGAGCTGTACTGGCACGCCCAACCCCGTCAGTGCATGGGGAAGGATATGGTCTACATCGTCCTCACGGTGAAAGGAGGTGTCACTTGAAACACTACTGCTGCTATTGGTGCAGCCGCCTGGTCCCGGAAGATCAAGCGGTGAGCGCCCGGCTGAACGGCGGCGTCTACTGGTGGCACCGTGGGTGTCATGACAAGGACCCGTTGTTTCCTCATCAACCCCAAAAGAAAGCTGTCCTCGACTATAGCCGGGATAGCTGGCTTGATGAGTGAAAGGAGCGTGATCCCCATCTCTCGGCCCACAGAGGCCCCGTATATATCATCGGCTCACAAGGCCACCTGTCCCCCTATTCGGGGGGCATTTGTTCCAATAACTCACGAAACAATTGCGCCGGGATGCGCCCCCTATCCTTTGCCCCGTCTATCCCTTGTGTTCCCGTCCGCGCCCCTCGTGGTGCTGACTCGTGACAAGGCATACCATTCTTGCATATCGGCTTTGGCTTCCACCACGTTGCGTTTGTCCAAATATCTGTCGGCTTCATGCGCGTATCTCCGTACTGGCAATACGTCACGGTATGTCGCACCCCCCCCATACGTTTCATGAACTCCTCCATGAATGGCATCTTGCGGAGTTTACCTCTAGGGTTCTCGATGAACCACCATTTCGGTCCGATCTCCTCGATAAGGTCAATCGTTGTTGTTGCCAGTTCCATGGCGAGCCGTGCACTGTCGGTCTTGGGTGTGTGATCGTGGTTCCAATTCCGCCCAATGACAGCGACGCTGAACCCTTGGCATGGGGGAGAAGCCCACAGCATATCGACCCCCGTTATTGGTTCCCATTTTCGTATATCCACGCACTCATCAGGTTCAAGTGATGGGTCATCGTCTACGGTGTGTGTCGTATGGCCTGCATCCTCCATGATCTTGCTGAAGGATTTAGTGCCGGAGAATAGTTCGAGAGTTCGCATATTGGCCCCTATTCGGGGGACTTGTTATCGAATATGCGGAGTGCTTCCGCAGTTTTCCGTAACTCCGCCCTGTACTCCTCCACCGCTCGCTTCTCTGCCCGTCTTACCACCTCCATGTAATGCTCGTCACATTCGAGCATGGCGGCACGGGAGATGTGGAGGGCTTTGAAGCGGGCATACTCGCCTTCGCAGCCTATTGCGGCATCGAACGTCTTTCGCAGACTACTGTCCTCTCCCTCGAAGATTTCTGATGGTTTCATTGTGGTTTCTCAATTAGCTCATCGAGGAGGGCGACAGCATCTTCAATCCCCTGATTATATCCGTCTGTGTGCATGGCAAATTGTCCTGATTCGCTGGGGTGTGGGAAAGTTTCTGCTGTCAACTTCTCTCTCAAATCCACCAACTCCTTTACTCGGAGGGCGAGCCAGTATTCAGCGATAGTTGCGTCGCTTCGGTCTGTTCTTTCTGGGTCGTGATACCATCTCATCCATTCTCCGACAATCTCAGTTTCGTTCATCCTCGCTGTCTCCTTGTTACAAGTACACGGCTTCAAGAACCCGCCGTTGTCGGTCACTACTACTTTGTCTTTCTCGCATGAAGGGTCGTGGGTCATGATTCCTTGATACTGATAATCTCACTCTCGCACCCCTTCCCTTTCAAGAAGCTCTCGAACGCTACTCTTGCGTGTCCCTCGCTGTTCGCCTCTACCCCGAAGATGGCTCGCTCTCCGTCCACCCAGTAGGGCAGGTGTCCATCAGGGACGATGCCATGCTCGCGGAGGCCGAAGGCGGGGAGTGTGATGGTGTAGTGGGTCATGGGGTCATCTCGCTCATAATCGCCCGGAGGGACCACTTGGCTGGCTCACATCGGTTCAGTTCCATCAGTTCCTCGATGCTGTAGGATCGGCGACGCTCGACCTGCTCTGTCTTGACTGGCTTCTCGGTCATTACCGAGTCGCACATGTGTTTCGCACGCTCGAGGAGGCGAAGGGAGGGGGTCATAGTTTGCGTTGTTTCTTATATTCCTTATACGTTTTCCACCAGAGCGCCCCGGGATTGATCTTCCATGCCCGAGCGCGGTCGTTGATGCGCATGATCTCTTCGAGGGGCCATCCTTTCGTCATTCTCCCGACACGGGCGACCGGGATCTCTAATATCTCCGCCGCAATCGCCCGCTGTTCTGTGATCGGTCCGTTGATCCCCCCGCGAGTACGTGGCGCTTTCACTGGCGGCTCATACCCGAAGAGGTCCATAGATCAGCTCAAAACGGGATTGCATCAGTGTCATCATATGCCTCTGGGTACTCCACCGGGGCATCCTCCTCCGTGATCGCCTTGAACGCATCATCTGCTACGACCGCTGCCGCTACTGCTGGGGCAAGCTGGGCCGCTTTCCCGCGAACAAAGGCATCATGCTGCTCGGTAAAGGCATGGAGCTCTCGGATATTCTGCGCCACGACCATCATCTGCTCCTCGTTCAGTTTCTCTCCTCGGGAGAAGCGGATCGTCCAGTAGTCATTCGCTCCCTCCTCGAACACCGGGCGGAGCGTTGTGAAGTATTCGTACACGTGTTCGTCACTCGCAAACGAAGAGAGGTACTCATAGAAGCTCATCCCAAGTTTATCCTTCTCTTCCTTTGATACCTTGTCCCACGCTTGGCTTCCGAGCGCTGTCCCCTTGGCAAGAAGGCGATAGATCCTCCCTTTGTAGCGCACGTAGACCACCTGGACCGTCCGGAGCTGCGGGTATTTCTCACGGGCTTCCTCCGCGGTGCAGTATTCGAACTTCTTTGCCAGCACATCATAGACACTCACGACATCCAGTTTGGATGTATGCTCGCTCGTCACGCGGATCGTCGGGAAGCTATCCCCACCATCTTTCCGTACCTCCTTCTTCTTCTCCACCAATTGCCTCCGGATCTTGAGGAAGATCACAGAAAGCGTCTGCTCCTTTTCCGTTTCTTCTGTCTCATAGAACCCGGTATCCCGGTCCTTCGGGAGGGTCTTTTTCGTGATCCGGAACATCCCGCCCGTCTTGCGATGCCCGGCGATACTGATTTCATCGAGCGTCAGCCTGGGGGAGTTTTCAAACGGTCGCTCCCCGCTCATTGCCGACAGTTCTTCGTGGTTCGTCATTGTGGTTCAGTTATTGTTTTTGTAGTTTTCTTTCGTTTTCTCACTTCGATCCCCGGCACCTGGACCGAGATCATCGTGGGGATCTCCTCGATCGTTGGGTCATAGCTTCCCCCTTTTACGAAGTGATACAGGTTCTTTGCGTCAAAGAAGCGATCGAAATGCTCGTTGGTCTGCTCCGGGGTCCATGCCTGGAACTCGTACCCCTCCTTCGAGCGCGCCCCGAGTCGCACCACCCCGGTCCAATACTCCTTTCCTTTCACCGGGATCTCCTCTTTCCAGTAGTCGAGGGCCGCTTCCCGGTATGCTGCGGTCTGGAGCTTGTACTCATCGTAGATCGCGGCGCTCGTTTTCCAGTCGAGGAGGATATAAAGCGTCTCCCCCTTCCGATCCTTGAGCGCGCTTGTGCGCTCATCCCCGGGGACTACGATCACGCCGAGAAAGTCCGGGGTGCCTGCGTACGCATAGTCATGCGAGACAACGGGCCGCTCGTAGATCAGTCGCTTGAGCTGGTACCGTTCCGCGAAGCGCTTGAAGGCAAGGAGGCGGTCCCATTCATCCGGGTCGAGCGTCCGATTCCCCCCAGTCACTTCATCGGGGTACGGTTTGTACATGGATACCGTCTCCCCGTCGATGATCTCTTTGATCGCATTGTGTACCCGGGTTCCGCGATTCCCTGCCACCTTGAGCTTCTCCTTCGATTCCGTCTCGTCCGATCGAAGGAGATACTGATTGAACCGATCATCCTTTGGAAAGCCATTGCGGAGGATGTGGTTCACCGCCGCGTAATACTTCCCTCGCTCATCCGGCTTCTCCTTGTACAAATAATGCGTCCAGTCCCCGTATCGATCGCAGAACCGGAAGATCCTGGGGTCACTCGTCGGGGAGTGGGTGAACTCCGGGACGGTCGCTGGGTAATTTGGGGGCATGTTAGCGTCGTGACTCGATCTCGTCTGCCCTGTTTCGGAACCATTGAGAGATGGATTCCTTATTGCGCTTGCATACCTTGCGGATCCGTTCGAGCTGTCGTGGATAAAGTCGCACTGTTCGCCCAACCATCTTCTCCTGTTTCATACTGCAACAAGATGAACGAATAATATGCTTATCATAGTACACGGGTACGCGAACACGCGCAACCGCCACTGTGGATAGCGGAACCCCCCATGATCGCCGTTCATGGGGGGCATGTGTACGCAGCCGTTTGGTGGAGCTCGTTCCTCGCGTACGATCCGCGATGGACTCATGCGAGATCGTTATCAAGTATTTCTCTAAAGTTCGGCGACGAAATTATAGAAGAACACCTATCCCCAGTGTACTCTCTCCGTTATCCTGTACAATGGTGGATAACTATGGTCACGCTCACGATCCCCGGGCGCATCCCCTCGAAGAAGAATAGCAAGCAATGGATCATTCGTGGCTCCAAGCGCTTTCTCGTCCCGAGCAACGAACACCGTGCCTGGCATGACGGGGCGCTGTGGATGCTGAAAGGCGCGGAGAAGGTAGGGGAAACAGAGTGGATCCGCGCCCGCTTCTTCTTCCCGGATAACCGTGTGAAGGACCTCTCGAACGCATGGGAGTCCGTCGGGGACCTCCTGGTGGATGCCGGGATCCTTGCGGATGACTGCTGGCAAAAGACCGGGCCGCTCATGCTGGAACCCGGGGGGATCGACAAGGAGAACCCCCGAGTCGAGCTTGAACTCCATGAGAAAGCCCCCGTCTAGGGGGCCTCTCGTTACTTCTTCTTCCCTCCTCCCTTTCCTTTCTTGCAGGTCATGCTGGTTTGTTGAGGTACTTCGTAATCTCTCCGAGCGCAAGGCCAAGGAGGGTCGTCCCCCATACCGGGACCTGGAGATCGACCGCGTTATCCGTCACAAAGACGATCACCGCGGCAGCGATCATGGCTCCAAGCCGCCACCCGAAAGACTTGAGCCGCTTTACGAGCTGTTCGTTCATGCTGTTTTGAAGATGGTACTAATTCTTGCCGACGGATCGACCTTGAGCTCCGCCGCCACGACCTCTGCATACCGCTTCGGATCGTTGTGATCCGATGACGGGGCATAGATCGCAAAGAGCTGCTCGATCGTGAGCTCGGAACTGTTCTTGAGTCCAAGTTTCTGCGCCTCCCGGTTATACGTTGCCGAGGTTCCGTTGATGATGGTCTTGAGGAGATTCCGAAGATAGAGCTCCCCGGTCGCGTAGTCACGGAAGATCGCATATCCAGACTGATCCGAGGAGACTCCCTCCCGATCCTCCCCAACCGTGCCATAGATCGCCCGATAGCCGGAACGGGAGAATCTGGCATTCCCGGGATTATTGTTTCTTTGCGACCGGGATCCCTTCTTCCACCCTTCGTGTCTCCTGATCGCGAGGAGGAGCACAGTGAGCCGTTCTTCATTCATGGCTTTCCACATGGCTTGTAATGTATCGAGCCGTCGCCAGAACCCTAGGATGATCTCCGTGAGGTACGGTTGTGACACCACCTCGCGCCATGCGTTCCGCACAATAAGCTCCCCGAGATTGCGCGCACGATTCCCAGTCATTGAATACGTGTCCATCTCCTGGTCGTACAGGTCCATGGTGTCGTTCGTCATCGCTCCATTTCGCCTGGCGTTCGAGTGGAAACAGTGGAGGAGCTCATGGGTGAGCACCCGAACGAGATCCTTTTCTCCCCACTCCGGACTTGTTCCAATTTGGACCACGTTCGCCCCCTCCCAGGGCTCCCAATGGGTCCAATGACGGAGCTGTTCCCTTGCGAACGGTCCATATTCCACCCGGGAAACGTCATACAAGAACACGATCGCATTGTAGAGCTTCCCGGGGACCCCCTCCTCCTTCATGAGCGTGCGCATACCGTCGAGGCCCGCCAACATCTCCCCGGAGGGGCCTAGAACGTCAAAAGCGGTCAATTTGAAGCTCCGGGTGGGCGTTATGGACCGTTGGGTAAAGCGCGTCTCCACGGGGCTCCTAGAGGCAAAGAAGGCCGCTGTCTCCTTGAGTGCGTCTCCGATGGGGTAGGGAACGCCGTTATTGAGGATGAGAACGTCGTATCTCATGCAATATGCTTTAGTATATAAAGGAAATAGCAGACTGTCCCGACGAAGAGCACCTCATGCTCATGCTCCAAATAGAAGTGTTTTATGGCATCTTTCATTTGATTTGTGACTGTATCTGCTGTCTCCGATATAGCTTCAGGAGCTCTTCGCTGACGAGCTTCGTCTTACGCGCCTTCGCAAGAAAGACGGAGAACTCCTCCGGACCCATCTCCGAGCGTGCCTCAATGAGGATCTTCACCCTATTTTCGTTCGTTTTCCCTCCAAGAAGAGCCGTGACGAGCTCGTTGTCGGGACCAAAGGCAGCATAGGAGTCGAACTTTTTGTCGATCGCGGCCTTTTTTTGCGGGGTGAGCTTCTCCCCTGGGTACACCTCATCCATAAACTGCTTCTTCATGAGGAGCACGCTCTCCCCGGCATGAGCCCGAGCTGCGTACTTCATGAGAGCAGGAGTCTCAATGTAGTCCTCCACGGGAGTGCTGGTTTCCCCGATCTTGCCCTCCTGCCTTGCCTCCTCTTCGAGATTCCGAGCCCCGGCGACATCCCCGGCGAGGATCCGCGTCTCGATCTTCCGTCGGATGATGGATGCTCGCTCGCTCTTTTTCGCTTCCTGGTCGAGCACCTTGCCACGCCTCGCCCATGCGAGATTCTCTTCTGTTGGGGTAAAGCCAATGCCTCGCAATGCCGCCTCCCACGGCGTGTACTTCATCGGAACACCAGGCGATCGCTCCAAGAGCTTCCCCACCTGTGACCGAACTCCGTAGGTGTATCCTGCGTACGCCTTGAAGAAGTTACCTCCGAGCCCGTCCGGGACGAGCTTCGCTGCGGCCTCGTAGTACCGCTCCTGCATCGCAAGATCGTAGCCACGCGAGAAACGGTCGATCATGCTTGCCCCAGCACCTCCCCACTTCACGATGTTCGTCGGGTCAGAGAGGATGGAATCAAACTGGAAAATGTCGATCGAGACACGCCCGGAGAGATCTGCGCCAAAGACCGCAGGGATACCACGTGCCAGCGCAAGCTCCCACGTACTAAGCTCTTTCTTCAATTCATCATCGTCGTCTCCAACGATCTCGTTGTATATCCGAAGCCAGAGCTTTGCGAACGGTAGCGATAGCGCCCCGCCGAGGACCGCGGTGTAGAACATCTTTTTTCCAAACGCCATGAACTCCCGTTGAGAGAGATCGCGGGAAAGCTGGTACAGGAACGAACGAGTCCAGTGGGTAAAGACGAAGAGTGCACCAGCACGGCCCCTTTCCATCCTCGGGCGGTTCTGCTTTCCATAGCGGAAATGTATATCGTCGGAGATAGAGAGTGCTTGCCTATCCACCGTTGCCGGGTCTGCCCCGTTCGCGATGAGTACCCGTCGAGCGGCAATGAACGCCGGGACGCGGTTCACGTGGGACTCCACGAACGCCGTTGATGAGTACAGTGCCTTTGTCAGGGTATTGCTGATCGTCCGGTAGATGGGATTCGATTTGAAGCCCATGAGCTCGGATGTCATTTCCCCACCAAGGCGACCGTTTTTGAGCAAGAACTCGACCGCTCCACGCTCTTCCTTCGTGATATTCCCCGTCCACCAGGAGAGCATTGCCTTTGTGAGCGCAGCTTCCGCTCCGGCGATCTTTCGTGCTCCCTTCATGTACTTGGAGAGCTCCCCGGTCCCAACAGTCATATTCTGCGTCGCGTTCACCATGAGGTACGAGATATCGTTTGCGAGCATCCAAATGAACGCCGCTTGCTTCACGGTATTGAGCTCCGCAGTATTCCCCATGTCGTAGGCGATCGCATCGCGCATCCACTTGTAGAACTTCTTTTGCCGTCTCGGGTCGATCGTCTGAAGTGCCTTGAAGTACATGGGAGCCGCTTCCATTTTAGTGACGTACCCAGCAAGCCCCGAGAAATAGTCAGCAAAGATCTTGTCTAGGTTCTCTGTCTCATACCCGGCGATGTTCATTCTCCGGATGTAATACCGCCCAAATCCCTTCTCCTTGGACATATCTCGGATCCCTTGCACCACTTCCTGTCGAAACTCCTCGGGGACCTTCGAGCGGTTGATCGCGGAAATGACATTCTCCGCGGTGAGGTGTTGCGCGGTGAAGAAGTCTACGTCTACGGAATCGAGCGTATCGAGGACGAACCGCGTATTGTCAGTGGATTCCAGCTCTGCGTATGCCTTACGCGCTTGTGATTCGGTCTTGTAGTCCTGCATCGAGACGGTTTTCCACCTCCCGCCTTCGTCCATCTCCTGCGATTTGATGACGTACCTTCCATCCCATCGGTGAGGAATATACCCAACGCGGATCTTCCGGAACTGATTGATCTCGTCCTCCTTCACGCCATTCTCCTCCATCTTCGCGATCAGCATGTCGTGGGCATACTCGAACGCTTCCCGAGTCTTGTAGTACGCGCCGATCGCTTTTGCAGAGGTGACCCCGAAGGTCGCCAATTCATTCTTGTTCCACTTGCGTACCTGTCTATCCCCTTCCGAAAGCGCCACATTCAGCACCTTCTTCTCTTCCGAAGGAAGATCGAAATACGGAGAGAGCATGTCTGCGAAGCGTCGGTCGATGCTCGCCTTCTTGATCCGTCGGGTATCGGCAACGGTCTGATATATATCTGCGCCTTTGAACTCATCTTGATCTTTGAGGTAGATATCCCGTGCTTGTGCGGTGATATCGTTGAGAAGGTTGATATCCTTCCTTGTAAGGTCCTTCTTGAAGAGATCCATTTCGCCTACGAGATCCTCCGGGACAGTTTTTCGCTGGTACCCCGCCTCTGCTAACCCGCGGAACCCGGAGAAGTCGAGCGTTAGGCCGTGTTCTCCGACGTAGGTGTACCGTGCGAGGTTCTGCGGGCGCTGGCGCACCGTGGGGCCAAAGCGCCGCATGTACATGACATCGTAGTAAAACCGCTGGAGCGCTTGTGCCTTCGTGACGTCCATTCCCAGGATCTCTCTGATCATGGTGGCGAGCTTCTTGAAGAACTCTGCCAATTTGTTCGCAACATCCCCGGACTTCCCAGTTTTCCAAAATGTTTCGAACCCACGGGCGATCGTCTCATCGTCTGCCAAGGCGTTCAATTCCGCCTTGGTCACGCCAAACTCCGGAAGCTGGTCGAGGTTATTGAGGACGAAGTGAACGACCTCATGCGCTGGGGTGACATCGAGCGTCTTTTCCGTGAACGCCATCGCCCCGGACACCGTGACTCCCCAGGCATCGACATCGGACGTACGCCCATCGAGCGAGAAGAGCGCCGGGGCTTTCTCCCCAGTAAGGATCTTGTCGAAGAAATGTACGTTGAAGTCGATCCCGAGGCGGTCTTTGAATTGCTGGAGGGTTTCCAACGTCTGTTCCTTGGAGATCATCCGCGAGGCGATCTTACGTTCGAGCCACGCCTCCACTTCATCGAGCGTCTTGAACGACACTTGCTGGGTGAGCAGTCTCTCTCCAACGGCGTCTTTCGCCTTTGATCCAGTACTCTTCAGCATTGACGTAGGGACCGCGAGAACATGGATCGTATCTAGATGCCCACGGTCAAGCTGTCGTTCGAGGTCAAGATCCACGTACTGACCCGCTGCCCCATTGTGTCCGGAGAAGTAGATATATTCTTCTCCCTCCTGCAAGAACGGGATGCTTGTGAGCTGCGGCTCGATATGTTTCCGGTAGTTCTCCTGCTGCTGTTCGTTGAGTTCGGCAAGGCGCTCTGGACCAATGAGTTGTATTCTATCTTCCGGCGCAAAACGTCCAAGCTCGTCGCGACGCATAAACTGTCGGGTATCTACAGCATCCCACTCTGCTTTGAGTTGGGCGCGGGTTTTGAGGATGTCAGGATTGAAAATTATCGTTGTGTCAGGATGTTTTCCATTCACAAATGCTTTTTCAAGACCAATTTGCCCCTCAATATTGTTGAGAACATCATCGGTGAATCGGACCCCATCGTATCCTTCTTCTTTGAGTTTATTTATCACTGATTCTGCGTTGTACTGCGGGAGTTTATTCAGCACCTTTATCTTCGCTCCCTTTGGCACAACGAACTCAAGGGTGTTTGGTTTGAACTTGCCCAAAGCACCACTATCTGTTCCATACTTGAACTCATCAGTCTGCATGAAGTTTGCCTGTGATCTTATTCGACTGAACCAGTCTGCGGCAACCCTATTCTCCGTTAGGTATATCTGTTTCCCTCGATTCCCAAATTGTGCCTTTCCAACATCGAACTTCTCAAAAGAAACACCCTCGCCTGTGCCGTGATAAAGTGTCTCCCCCTGCCACTTCACCCACTCTTCGAAGGACTGGCCAGATGCTTTGGCTTTGGCGATGGAGGAGGAAAGTGACCCATCTTTTATCTTGAATTGCGGGATCTGTCCTTCCGCCTGTTTCCTCTTTACCTCCTCCTCTTTAGCACGTTTCTGTGCGTCGATCTCGTCTTGTGTGTATTCTTTGAGATCTGTGGTGTTTGCAAAGAAGTCATCAAGGTGATCCTGAATGGACTTCCGGTTCCTGATCTCCTCCATGCGCTCGGCGGTGAAGCGCTCCAGGCGCTCGCCGAAGGTGCTATTGAGATCCCGGATACGCGCTTCGATATCCTCGACCGCCAAGACGAGCTTCTTGATCTCCGCGTCAATATCCGTGATCCGCTTCCTTTCCAGCGATTCTTTCATGCGCTTTACCTTCGCCTTGGACTTGGCGAGTTCTTTCTTCCATTCCGGGGCATACCGATCATATCCATACGCCTCGGTATCCTTGAGCGATGCCTCGTATCGTTTGATGCTGCGTTCCTCTATCTCCATCTCCGATCGCAACGTCTCGAGATTCCGCTGTTCAGTGAGGATCCCAACGCGCTCATTCGCCATCCGCGCATTGTCAAATGCGATCTCCAGCGTCGCCTTGGCCTTCGGATCGGTGATCAGCGCAAGCTTCTTCTCCTGTGGGTCTAGCTCATCCGTGTCGAACGTCTCCCCGACATAGGAGAACAGGTCGTTGATACGACCACCCTTCTGTTCGTACTTCTGATAGAGCACCACGTCCCCGGAGTTTTCCACCAACGGGTAGACGATCGGGGCAATGTTTCGCTTGTTCCCCTGCCTCCATACCCGGCCTTCCACTTGCTGTGTCTCCGTGGGATTCCATCCCAGAGAGAGGTTGATGGTCGTGTAGCCGCTCCCCTGGAGATCGATCCCCTCCCGAGTCGGCTTTCCCCCGATCAATATCTTTATCTCACCCTTGTTGAACGATTCCTTGATGTCCTCACGCTCGTCATTGTCCGTCTCACCGTTGATGATCCCCACCTCGCTCTCCTTGTAGCCAAGATGCTCCACGATGTAGTCCTTGATCATCCCGTGGTACTGCACCCCATGAGCACCGAAATACAGGAATGTACCGTAATTCTTGGTCTTTTTGTCTGCCTTGAGCTTCTTGATGAGCTCCATCGAGTACTTGATCTTCGGGCTATTCTCGACAAGCTCCTCCTTTGTGAAGGTCGTCGGGGCAAACTCTTCGACGAAATACGGGGAGACGCTATTTGCAAGGGCGTATCCCATCGCAACAAGGTACGCTCCCGGGCGCAAATCGTTCGCAGAGACAAGCCCTTCCATCTCCGGGTTCGCTTCGATCTGGTCTGCATCAGGGGATTCCTCTCCCTTGAGCATTGCTTGGATCCTGGCATTGTTCTCCTCCTGCAATTCGCTCATCGAAAGGATCGGGGTCATCACACGACGCTCCGGGCGGATCAGTGTCGGATCTTCGCGTCGGTCGATGTACTCGCGGAGAAGCGCTTGGAGTGCCGGAAGGTTCTTCCATGACTTCATCACATCTTTTGTGACGACGTTCCCCTTCTGGTCCATCTCCTCACTTGGGACGAAATTGGCAAACATCGCATAGAAGTCGTTGATGTTCTGGATCCCCATTTCGATCAACTTCGGTCGAGCGATGAATGAGAGGATGTTGTATACCTCGGTCGCATGGTTCTCGAATGGCGTTGCCGACGCGAGGAACACGTTGCCCCCGTATTTCTTCTGGATGTACTGGGAGGTGAGGAAAAGATGGACCGCCCGCTTCGATGGGGTACCGCCAATAACCGTCGCAAAACGCTTTTTCCCTACATTATTCCCGGCTTCATCCTTCTCTGTCTTTGCTCCCTGGAACACCTTGCGATGGTTGTGCACCTCGTCGACGGAAATATGATCGAACCCAAGATCGGAGAAGTTGATGTCCCCTGCATACTTGAGTGCCGCGCCCATGATCTCCTGGATCTTCCCTTGCCCTTCTTCCTCTCCACGCTTTGTTTTGACCTCTTGCCAAAGCGCATCATTGAGATCCTGGGTCAGCTCCTCGATCTCCTTCTGCGCGAATCCTAGGCGGAGGAGCCCTTCATGCGAGATAAAGGTCACTTCGCCATCCTTGATCCAGTCTTTCGGTTCTCCGCGCTCTGCGTACATCTTTCGTTGTACATCAGCGGTGAAGCCGGAAAGGTTTACGAGCCCGATATTGGGGAACGCCAGTCTGAATGTTTCTACCCATGTCTGCTCGATCGTCGATTTCGGGACGATAATGAGCGGGCGCTTCGTGTTCCCGGCTTGCATATTCGCGACCGTCGCCGTTGCAATGCCGAGCGTCTTTCCTACCCCGACCCCCCAAGCGAGCACGCCCGTGCGCTTCTGAACCAGGAACGCCACCCCGCGCTTCTGTGTCGGGGACAGCTCCAACGGCTTCCCTCCCTTGAACGTGTCGCTCATCCCGTCGATCTGCACCGGGATATCCTCATAGCGAGTATTGACGGTGTTGTTCTTCGTCTCGTTGTAGTTATCAACGATCTCCTTTTGTACGTCCTCCGGTAGCCGCTCCTTGATGTAGAGGTTGAAGAGGCGCTTCGCAGAGTCTCGGATTTGAGGCATGATCTGCTTCGTTCCCTGCCTTGCATTGCTCCCCATCATCACGCGGTCGATGTCGCTCTCATACACGCCATTCGGGAGCGCTGGCTTGTTGCGATGAAGGTAGTGGAGGAACGAGCGGAGCACCGTACTATCCCCCACCTTTACATTGAGAATGTGGCGGTCCTGTGGGTCAAAGCTGATATCGTTGATGCTCACCTCTGGCGGTTTGATCGCCAACAGCATCATTTTTTGCCGTTCATACTGCTCTTTTGGCATCTGCACCTTGTCCTCTTCGAGTTGTGCGAGGCGCTTGACGATGTTTCCGGAGTAGTAAATGGTGTTCGAATACCACTTCCCACCAGCGAAGTTATACTTCTGCTGATCTTCGTTCGATATAAAGCCCTTTATCGACCCGTCGTTTGCGGTGTTCGCCCACATATCCAGCTCGGCCTTCGTGTACTGCCGATTCGTCGCGGAGATCACGCGATTCTTGGTCTTTTTTCCACTGATCGGCTCATAGATCTGCGACAATGAGTTCTTCCGAGTCCCCTTTTTCTTTGTCGTCTTTGCCTTTGCGCTCTTCTTCTTCGCAGGTTTCGGGTCCTCCTTCGGGGATTGCTTCACTTCGTCCGGGGCTTTATTCTCGACGACGATCTTATCAAGCGCGGAGAGATCTCCCGTCACATACGTCTCTTCCTTCCCAAAACGATTCTTCCGAGTCTTTGTTTCCCCAAGGATGTTCTGTGTGTTGTGCTCAAAGTACCTGTCCCCGGTAATCAGAGTCATCCTTGCCCCGTGCCCTGCGACACTATCCGTTGTATCTTTCCGAAATATGACGATATCCGTCCCTATGCTCGTATCCTCAAACGTCCCTTCGGGGAGGCGATACGCCGCTTCGAGCGTCCCGAGTTTCACGATCGCTTCCTTCCCCTTGCTCGTTTGCTTCTGCAAGAACGACGAGTTCACTACATAGGCCACCGTGCCGCCCTCCTTCACTAGATCGAGCCCGCGCTTGATGAAGTATTCCTCCCAGCGGTCGATCTTCTCCTCTTCCCCCTTGCCTTTGATAAAGCCGCCCCGGGCTCCGTACGGAGGGTTCCCGATAACGAGATCGTACTGCGGCCGCTCCTCCTTCTGGAAGAAGATGTTTTGAAAATCTCCGATCTCAATACTGCTCTCCGGGTTGATGATCTGCGCGACCGTCCCACTCACAAGGTCGAGCTCTATCCCATCCATCGAAACCCCGTCCGGCTTGAGCATGATGTACCGCCCGGTACCAGCGGAGGGCTCGAAAGCTGTCTCCACGGTTCCTGCATATTGCAAAGCGAGCTCCCATGTTTTCTGTACCACCTTGTTCGGGGTGTAGAACTCGGAGAGGAGGCCCTTCCCTTCCGCTCCTGCGCTCTCCTTTCCTCCTGCCCCGGAGTACAGCTTCAAAAGCCCAATCTCATCCTCGGTATAATCCTCTCGGTTCGTAGAATAGCCACGCTCTTCGAGGAGCGCTTTCACTTGATCGTTGATCGACTGTCGGCCTTTCTTACCGACCTTCTCGACTATGACATCTGTTCGCTCTGCGCTAAGTCCTGCTCCAAGTTCATCAACACGGTCTGCAAGCTCGCCTGTTCCGAGCTCATGAGTGCCTGTATCTGCGGCACGATCATCTCCTGCGGGTACGTCGAGAGCGTCGGGTACGCTTCCGGCGTTATCTGGAGGAATATCTCGTCGCTCGTCAGTTTCTTGTTCATTGGTTTCTATTTTACCACGGGTGAATCCTTGGTCAAGTAGATTCTGGGACCACACGTCAATGAGCTCATCGTTCGGACGGATCGGCATATCCTTTATCCGTGCGTAGTCATTCGTGAAGGTCTTTGGAACCATCTGCCCATCCACGATTTCCAGCACGATCTCCGGATCGCGCATCACGTCCCCATTCTGAATACCGATGTGGGAGATAAAGACTTTGTTGCTCTGGCGTTCGATGGAGAGATCCATCCATGGGGGATTCTCGACGGACAGGAGCGACTCCCCAACATTGGCATTGAGGTCAAAGTTGTTTGCCTCGGCGATCTGCATGATCACCTTGGCGAGCTTGTTCTTCTGCTCTGGCGCGATGTCTCCTTGCTTGTTCTCGAACACCTCCGGCGCTATTTCTCTATCTCCAGTATGTCCTGCTCGATCTCCGAAAGGAGCTGCTCCTCCGTCTTTTTCGGATTCGCTAACTTCGCTTTGTTGAGCGACTGCTGTATCAGCTGCGGGTTCCTCTCCTGCAATATCGGGTGCTTTTCGAGATTCATACGCTGCGCTATTTGATAATGTTCTCTCTCCCTGATCGACAATTTTCGTGAGTTTTTCTGCAAGCTGTTCAACGGTGAGCCCGTCCATCTTCACCCAATCATTCGCAAGCCCTTTGTATTTATCTTCCTTGGTCGTCGCTCGGACGAGTGTCCCCATGCCGTATTTATCTCCGGCAATAACTTCGGTTTCATCCTTTCCCCACTGTCCCTGGACCTGTACGTAGATCCCGATATTCGTCCCCGGCTTCCAGAAGATCGACGTGACCGCCCCTGCGTCTATCTGTCCACCCGGGTTGTACGTGACGGAGATATCCTTCCCTTTCTTGTCTGTGTCCGGCTCATAGCCCATTTGCTCACGCACCGCCGTCATGTACTTCTTGATCCCTTTGTAGAAGTCTTTTCGCACCGGAGCGTGCTCATTTGTCTCCGCTGCATAAGCGGATTCATTCACAAAACGATCCGGAAACACCATCGTGGTGTCGGTCTTTTTCGCTTTCTTCCCCTTTTTCTCTTCCGGTTTCTTGTTTGGATCAAACTCCGCGATCTCTTGCATCGCCCCTACTGCATTGTCGTAGATCTTCTGTGTTTCATGCCGTTGTGCGACTTCATACGCCTGATCGTGTGCTTTCTGAAGTTCGACAAATCCCCCTTTTGCGTATGCTTCCTCTATAGATTCTCCCCAGAACTTCCCGAAGTCAGTGGACCACATTACAGGTGGCTTGTTGTAATCCACCGGAGCAGCAAGGTTCGCTTCATCCCACGCAGCAGTCCACTCCTTCATCGAAGCCATCATCTCCTTATGGCTCTTCCCTTCCATCTGCTTCATGAACTCCTGATCCTGCGCTGGAGCTCGGATAACCCCACGCTCAAAGGCTTTTGTCCCTAATACCTTCGCAGAAATTGCTTGCGCGATCTTCGTAATTTCCTTCTCTTGCTCCTTCTCATCCGTGCGCTTGGCAAGCTCGGTCTTTATTGCTTCAAGCTCCTTTTGTGTTTTTTCAACTGGCGCGACATCGAAGCGATCATTCCGATAAAGCATCGGAAGCCCGGACACTGGCTCCTTTGCAATGATCCCATCTTCCCGCTGTGACACGACTTCCACTTGTTCCGATCTATCCCCGTGCTTTGCGGTAACGATCACCTGCGCTCCCTTCTCAATCTTCGGGCCCGGGATGGTCTTTTTCATCTTCTTCTCCGGCTTCTGTGTAACCTGCTGCTCCAGCTCGGTCACTTTCTTGGCGACCTCATCCGTGCGCTTGGCAAGCTCGGTCTTTATTGCTTCAAGCTCCTTTTGAAGGTATTTCTTCTCGGAACCAACAGCTATTTCAATGCTCTCCTGCATCTGCTTCATTTGATCAGCAAGCGCTTGGCTATTCTGTGACTGGAGCCGCGATTCGATCTCGACCGCCTTTGCAATATCCTCAACCTCCGCCGCAACATCGTCGGCGTTCAGGATGCCGGAAGCATCAGCGGGCTTCACGCCTTTTGCGATATCCATGATGGATTGTGCGTGTTCCGCAGTCACCCCTGTCTGATCGACGATCGACCGTTTGACATCCTCCTCTGTGTATACCGAAAGCGCATTGTTGATATCATCCGCAAGCCCTGACTCAGTAATGACCTTCTCGGTATCCTTCTCCCACTTCATCTGCTTGCCTTTGTTGAGGAGCGCGGCTGTTCCAGCGAACGCCGTACCGGGGATAGCAAAGCCCACTAACTCCGTCGATAACTGTTCCGCTGTAGGCCACTTCCACTCCTGATCTGATAGCCCTAACTCCTTGAGCGCTCCGTGCATAACATCCCCGACCCGCTCTTCGAACATTTCTCCGGCGACACCGTTCCACCCGATCCTCTGAAGCATCGTATTGAGCACCTTGAGCTTTGTCCCCACGGGACCAGTATTCGTATTGAAAAATGCCTTCACAAAAGCGCTCTTGAACGCAGTATCTTGTACCTTCGACCCAAGCCCAGTGAGGACACCACCAGTACGCTCGGAGACTGTCTCGACCCATGCTTCACCAAAGCTTTTCCGTAACGCTTCGCCAAAGTCCTGTCCTGGCCTCTCAATGATCGCCGTGACCTTTCCGGCCTCATCCTCTGTGAAATTGTAGATCGGCGTCATCTTCTCCACCGTGCTTGCGCCAATATTCACGAACATTGCCGGAGCAGTCTGCGCCGTCGCTCCCGCCGTTACCCCGGCTGCCTTGAGCGCAAACTTTGCTGCCCGCTTCTCCAATAGGGCTTGCCCTTCCTTCGTCAAAAACTTCTTGAGTACGGTTTCTGCCCCCTCCATCGCCGCCTTCCTTCCTGCTGTATATATTCCACCAGTAAGTCCAAGCTCTACTGCAAACGGAATCGACTGCGTGACAAGGTTCGCTACGTCATATCCCCATGACGTATCCTGCTGGCTCCGTTTGATGTAGTCGCGCATGAGCGCAACGTCCCGTGCGCTTGCAGTATCATCTTCCAGTCGTTTCCCGGCATTATAAAGCTCGATCGCGTGCGCCGCCTCATTCCCACCTTGAAGGAACGGGAGCACTTTTGCTGGCTGATCTTTGATCTCTCGAAACGCTGTGGTGAACGTCTTTTCCGGGAGTGGCCCGGGGACATTCGTCACATTGAGCTCCTCTTCCGTCTTTACCCCACCAAAAAAGAAGTTCGCGATTCCTTTCCCTGTATTCTTGCTCCAATCGTTGTATTTCTGAAAAATACTACGAGATTCGCTCGGCTGGATCGGAGCAGGAACAGCAACCTCTTCCACCGCAGTCTCCACCGTCGGGCTATAGAAATGCTGCTCTGCGCTCGCAGCTTGCAGGAACTTGTTGCCACTGGTCTTTTTTGGTTCGTCTCCTGCGACACTCGAAAGAAAGGTGTTCGGCATACGTTAGATTCCCATTTTTATTTGTACTGCCCTTGGTAGTTCGTCTTTATATTTTTCAACAAACTCTGGGTTGATGTTATCCAACGGAGGGAACTTCTTGAGGAAGGCAACCTTTTCTGTTTCTGTCTCCCACCCATTATAGATCTGAATGTACAAATATGGGTCCACATATCCGTCTGCACCACGCCCGTTGAACACCGACCCGTCATTCGCTGTCGCCCCGGACTCAAGCATCGTCTCTGCTTGCGTCATGAGTTTCTCCTTGCTGGCTCCGGAGGGGTTCTCCTTGCGATCCTGTATCAACGAGTAGTAGTTCGACTGCTGGGCTCTTTCTGTCTTGATCTGTTCCTGCTTCATCTCCTGTTCGAGCGATGCCTTCGTTGCGTCATCAGAATACTTCAGCATGGACGACTGCACCATCTCGAGCGGGATCTCATACTTCTCTGCGAGCTTGGCGATGAACGCCGCTCGCTCTTCCGGGGTATTGAGCGACTGATATGCCCCAAGCGCTGCAGGGGCGATAGAGTCTGCGAGGCGTGTCTGATCGAGAATTGCTGCCTTTTCTGCCTTCTGCTTTTCCAGTGCCGCCTTCTCCACATCCATCGACAGCTGGTGGAGTTTCGTGATCTCGTCGAGTTTCGCCGCGTTCGCCTTCTCCATGAGCTCCATCGACTTGTTGAACAGCGCAATGTTCTTCTCATCCCGCGCTTGCTTCGCTTGCGCGATCAGTTGGAGCTTTTGTGACTCGATCTCCGAAATCCTCGCAATTCCATCCAATTCCTCCGTCATGAGCCCGCCCTCCTCGATCGACGGGGCATAGCGGGAACGCCCGGCGGCGATCCCTGCGATCCGCTTCCCTTCGAGCATCCGAGCGTTCGTGTCCATCATCCGCTTGATCCTTGCGTCGTATGTGGCGGTGATGGAAGCGATCAGAGCGGCGGTCGTTTCGTCGCTTGTCTGCATCTGCCGAGCGAGCTGCTCCTGGCCAGTGCGAAAATCGTTGAGCTTCTGTTGCGTAAGCTCGCGAACTTGCCTTGCATACGGATCCTCCATTGCCCCTCCCTGGGCCCCTGTAGCGCCCGTAGCGACCGTTTTCGCGCCAGAGGCCCCATCGGTCGTCTTTCCGTCCCCGGACACCGTGGCTGCCTCTTTTGGTGGGACAAATGGCTTCCAGTCTGCTGGCATGTCCTCCATCGCTCCACGTATCTCGTCCTCATCTGGCGCACCATACCCAGTGAACGGATCCTCATTCCTGGAAAAGAGGTATCCGGCTGCTCTCCCGTACTTGCTGTTCGCGTATGGAGCGTTTCCTTCTTCCTGTGTCTGTGCCAGCATCGCCCGCGTACGAGCTACCTCCTGCGCCAATTTGAGCTCATTCGTGGCATACGATGTCCTGGACGGCGTGCTGGTGGCTACGATCGGGGAAGTGGCTGCGCTCGCCTTCTTTGGATCATATCCACCAGTCTGTGCGTTGAACGCCTGGATCGGAGCCCCACCCTGCGCAGCGTACGCCGGATTCGCGACGAACTGCCCGTAGGTGGCGCTTTTGTAGTCCGTGTCTCGGACGATCGGCCCGGCTGTTTGGGTGTTGGGGTTCATAAACAATTATGGGTTATCGTGCTTTACAACAAGTTGTGTCGTTGACACTGATACCCCGACCTTCCTCGAGTTCGTTCCAGCGGTGACGGAGATCGTTCCCGTCGCGTTCCCGAGATAGTACGTTTTCCCAATTGTAAGACCAGAGAGGCCAGAAACCGCCCCAGTAGTTACAACATTGACCGTACTTCCTTTTGTTGCTGCGTTACTGGCAAAGCCAATAAAGTTATTGTAGCTACTCGCAATAGCCCCATTTGCGATAGTCGGGAAGATCACGCCAAGTGTACTCGAAGCATTTGCCGCAAACTCAAAGTCATTTCCCGCAGTCGCAGTCCATGAACTGCCAGAGTCAGCGGAAGTTATGTATTGTCCACCCGCATACGGATTCGTATTTGCGTAATACGCTTTTGCTCCTGTTCCGGTACACCGTGCGACAGCCGCGTAAACCGTATTTGGTTCCACTGAAACAGGAGTTGAAAAGGTAACCCAGTATCCTTGTGCGCCAGCAGCGAGAGCGGGAGTCGTTGCGGTCTTTGATTCTATGTCTGCTCCGGTAGGAAGTCCTGCGGATGTATTGCGAATAGAAGCAGTACACGTCCCACCTCCTGCATCGAGCAATGTCCACCGTACAGCAACAACCTGATTCGCCCAATAATCTGTCGTAAACGTCTGCGCAAACCATTTCGTGATCGGATTCGTGTCGTAGGTCACAGCATTATTCGTATCCTGTGCAACATCACGGATTTCAAGATCATTGAGAACAAAGACGGCATCCCCGGCAGAGATCGTCCCACCAGCAGTTCCAGAATAACCGTTATCTCCACCGGTTACCGTTCCAGCGAATGTCACTGGTCCAGTGAACGTACTCGATGCCTGTGACACGAACCCACCTCCGAAAAGGAAGGTCCGTGCAAGTCCGAGGAACGAGAAGTCGAGCGTCCCATCCGCAAGCGTGCGAGGGATCCATGAGCCGGCAAGTGTCGATGATGCCGCGACCATGCTGTTCGGGACTACCAACCGCCGCCCTGTCTCCCCGAGCGAAACTGTCGTGCTTGCCTGATCTGCCGTTGCGAGCTCGATAATGCCCGCAACTGTCTCCGATGCATCCGCAGCACCAGCGGAACCGACCGTGTTCACGTAATTGACCGTTGCAAGCGTCGAAGTCCCGG